TGGGAACACATCGATCGCGATGGGGCACCGCTCGTCTGTACGCCGGTGAATATGGAGTGGCTCTACGGCTTGCCGTGGGTGCGCAGTCAGCTGCTTGAGTTTGTGTCTGATCTGACCAACTTTGGCGCACCTGAAGGAACACTCAATGGGCATGTTCCGGCTGATGTCGTGGAGGACAGCGAAAAAAAATTGTTGACTGGTGCTTCTGGCAGTTCGCCGTAAGCAACAAGCTGATGGTGAGTGCGCTGCGCGGCGACCTCGAAGGGGACAGTACCTCTGCGAAGATGATTGAGGTGAACCGAAGGGCATCGCGGTTGCCACGCAGTGAACGTGAGCCGCCATTCCCACTGCACGATGCGTACCTCTTTGGAATCTTCCAGGAACTGAATGCATCCAGATCACACAATGGATTCGGCTACAACCCGCTCACTTACACGGAAGTCGATGCATACAGGCGAATGACGGGCACTGTGCTCAATGCCTGGCAGGTGAAGATGCTCATGCGAATTGACCAGATATTCCTGGCAGCAAGTGCAAAGGGGCAAGAGGTTAAGGCTAAGACACAATCGGCAAGGGCCAAACGCTAATGGCTGACATTGCTTTAGTACATCTTGCGCTTGATTCGTCAGGTGTTGTGGCTGGCGAGAAGCAGGCCACACGCGCACTACAGAACGTTGACTCTTCGATGCAGCGTTCGGAGAAGCAGGCGCAGCGATTCGGTTCAGCATTGCAGGGGCTTGGCGGGCCTGTCGGTCGGGTTGGCGGCGAAGTTTCAAACCTGAGTGGCCAGCTCGAATCGTTGACGGGGAGCTTTGGTGTGGTTGGCGGCGCGGCTGTGGCGGCTGTTGCCGGAATTGCAGCACTCGGTTCGGCACTTGTGAAGCTGACGCTTGAGGGCGTGGCAGTCTCAGACTCAATGCTCGATGTGGCTGAGAGCACGGGCTTGAGCATCGATCAGGTGCAGCGGCTCTCAGCAGCGGCACGGCTATCAGGCGAAAGCGCAGACTTTGCAGAGCGATCATTCCGCACGTTTGAGAATGTAATTCAATCAGCCATCAATGATCCGGCAAGCGATGCGGCGAAAGCACTGAACGTGCTGGGCATTAATGCAGTCGAGGCGGGTAAGGATACCGGCGATGCATTCCTCAAGGCGATAAGCAACCTTAAGGAGTACAGATCAACCACCGAGGGCGCCGCTGCGACCAATGAGGTATTTGGGCGTAGTGTGGGCCAGCTTGTGCGATCAGCAGAGAATCTGACCACGGTCCTGCAGGGCTCAAGGAAGGAACTTGAAGAGTCGGGTGTGATCGCAACAGAGAGGGCCATCGACGCGGCGGGGCGACTCGACGCGAAGATCAACCATCTTGATAACCAGTGGACTGTATTCAAGCAGAATCTTGCGGGCACGTCAGCGGGAGATACAGTCGCTAACACGCTTGATGGCATATCGACGAGCTTGGGACTTACGTTTGCGGGACTGCAAAAGGTTGACAGTCTCATAAGTAAATCAACATATCTGCAGCTGTTGCTGGGCTTAGGCAAGGTCGCTGTCAATCCTGTGGGGCTGCTGGCACCGTTGGCGGGAGCGGATGAGGTTGCAGGGCCGCCAAATGCAGGATTCGTTACTGGTGGCAGGGGAGGAGGCGGTGGTGGCGCTCGGGCTGGTCGTGCAGCAAGGGCGGCTGAGTCGCGGCTACCACTAGGGCGTGCATTCGATCCCATTGCATTATTGCGCCCCGCGCTCGAGCGACTGGAACGCGAGGCAGACGATGCGGCTGATATGGCACGCGCACTGGCAGAAGTGGACGCGCGTGAGATTGCACGCAACCTGACAATATTAGGCAATCAAGTTGCAAACATCACCGAAGGCGTACCGCTCGCAGTGTCCGGCTCGCCGTTCCAGCAAGCACGGCCAGGTCAGATCATTCCAGGTCTGTCGGCTTCCGGGCTTCCACCACATCCGAGCACTGTTCGAACAGAAGAACAGGCGCGGCTCGATGAGCAATTCTCAGCCATCTTCGATGACATGCTCGTGAGCATCCTGACAGCGCAAAAGACGGTGGGCGCGGCATTCGCGGGCCTCGCCATTGGCGTCGTTGATACCTTCGCCATCGAGTTCACGAAAGCACTGCGCGAGTCTTTCATTACTCCTGTCGTTCGCGGTCTGACTGACATGCTTCAAAGCGCACTCAAGGACTTGTTTGGCGGCTTGAGTGCGGGCGGGCTGAAGGGCGTGTTCGGTGGAATAGCCAAAGGCATCGGCACCATATTCGGCGGATTCTTTGCGTCGGGGGGAACTTTGGGGCCAGGCAAGTTTGGCGTGGCTGGTGAGCGTGGGCCGGAGCTTATCTTCAGCGGCAATCAGCCAATGCACATCGCACCCGTCACAGCAGGCAGTGCTGGCAATGTATTCAACATCAGCGTCGGGGTGAATGCGCCATCAGGCACGGTAGACAAGCGCACACAGGATCAGCTTGCTGCGACCGTGATGAGCGCGGTGAAGCGAGCGCAACGCAACGAGGGGGCCAGGTGAGATGGCGACCTACGATGCCAGCAGCTTTCCTGAATTAGCTATTTTCGCGAACGGCGCGATCACTGGCGGGCCAATGTTTCAGACAACTGTAGTGCATTCAGCCAATGGTACGGAGCAGCGCAATGCGGCAAGCGGCATCCACGCGCGGCGGATATTCAGAGTAGACACAAGCACCATCACCGATGCTGTGCGCGTTGAGGTGCTCAATTTCTTTATCAACAGGCGTGGCCAGTCAGATTCTTTTCGATTCAAAGATCCGTTCGACTTTGAGGCGAGTGGTGAACCAATCGTGAGTGGGCAGCTCGTGAAGCGATACACGGCAGGGAGCGTCAGCTATGACCGGCCAATAGTGAAACCAATCAGCGGCACTGTGAGCTTCTCAGGCGGTGGCACGCTCGACTACGAAACCGGCATTATCAGCGGTGGTGCGGGCGGCACGTGGTCAGGCGAGTTTGAGATTCAGGCACGCTTCACGGGTGACCGCTACACTGAGCGCAATTTCTTCATTGACTGGCACGAGGTGCAGCTGGAAGTAGTTGAGACATTTGATTACGACATCCCTGGATCAGCAGGCTCGAGCCTCGCATCGAGCATTACATATGAGTTCCCGCTTCCACTCGAGGTGGGCCGCAATCGATACGCCGACTATTCCACGTATGTCGTGCAGGGTGGTGGGTACTCTGAGGACCGCTTCGCGCAATACTCAAGCGGCCTCGTAGGTTTCGAGGGCAACGTGCTCTGCGCGGATCGCACTGAGCTCGAGACGCTCTTGAGCGCCTTTCTCTGCGTGCGTGGCAGGCGCACTGCATTCCAGCGTGAAGCATTCAATGTGCGGTTTGATCGTGACGCGCTCGTGATTGGCTACACCGGCAATGAATCGTTTCAGTGCCCTTTGGGGTTTGTGGGAATCATCTAGATGCCTCGAAACATACCAGCAGCACTGGCAACCCACATCGCACTTGGCGGAACCAGTCTGTGTGAGCTGATCAAGGTGACGCCAACGGTGGGCAGCGTGCTCGCCTTCACGAATCATATTCAGAACCTGACGGTTGATTCGCAGCTCTATCTCGCACGGCCCGGAATGCGCGTGAGTGAGGTGAAAAGCGGCCTCAAGATGGAGATCGACACATCGCAGGCACAGGGCTTCTTTCAGTCAGGTGTGATTACGCTTGCCGATATTCTCAAAGGCAAATTCAGGGATGCGACTTTCGAGCGACGGTTTGCGAATTACGACTCGCCTGGCGATGGCGGCTATACGTACCAGTCAGGGCAGATTGGGCGCGTGGATGTTGCTGACAACTCATTCACGGTGGAGCTGCGCGGGCTGATTCAGAAGCTGTCACAACCTGTGGGCCGTGTCACTTCGAGGATGTGCGATGTGCAGCGCGTGGGTGATGCGAGGTGCAAGTTCAATCTTGCAACGACGCAGGCTGGAACGGGCACGCCATTCACGCAGACGCTGACAGTTACCGACGTAAACACTGCAAATGAATTTGAAGTGAGTGGCTCGAGCGGCGGCATTGACTGGTTCGATGGCGGCTATCTCACATGGCTGACAGGTAATAATGCTGGATATACGGCAGACATTGGCGCGGGGATAATTATCGGCTTTGGGAGTCTGACACTGTCGCTAATTATGCAGCCGGGCCAGGACATTCAGGTTGGAGACACGTGCAGCGCAACTGCCGGGTGTGATCGGTTCAACCATACCTGTCAGAACAAGTTTCGAAACGCTGCGCAGCCCGATGGCAATCTCGTGAACTTTCGCGGCTATCCTGACCTCGCAGGCGCAATCATCTACAAGGCAGCAGATGGAATCATCGCATCAGGTGGATAGGGAATTGATTGTCAGGACTGCGCGCGGCTTGCTTCGACCGCGCGTCAAGTTCCGTCCCTATGGGCGTGATCCTGAGTACGGGCTCGATTGCATTGGCGTTGTGGAGTGGGTTGGCAAGCAGTGCGGAGTGTTGCCTGCCGATTTGACGATTCCGCCTTATGCGTACCCACCACAGCGTGAGGCATTCGCGCTCTTCGAAGAGCATATGGATCAGTCAATGATTCCGGCTCGAGGGGCGGTGGCGATTCTTGCAAATACGGATGGCGCACCACGGCACACCGGCATCGTGGATTGGGCTGACGAGAAGTGGAAGTGCATCGGCATTGACGTGTACGGGCAGCGACCGTGGGTGACGATCATTCCGCTTGAGATGGATCTGGTCTGGCGATTCTATGATTTTAGACTGGCGCAGAGTTAGTCACATCATTGCGGCACTCGTCGTGCTGACGACGCCTGCCCTGGCTGAACCGTTCAGCGTGCTCTTTACCGCAGCGGCGATCATTCACTACCTCACGGTCGCGGCAATCACCATCACCGCATCCTATCTGCTCCAGCGAATAACCACGCCACGCGCAAAGCCCTCTGAAGCGCCACACGTTGATCTGCAAATCACCACATCACGTGAAGGTGAGCCTATCCCGCGCATCTATGGTCAGGCCGCTGTGGGCGCAAAAGTTATCTGGCTGGGATCGGTCACACGACGATCAGTATCACAGGGCAGCGGCAAGCGCAGCTCACCGCCTACGACCGCATATTCCTGCTCAATGGGGTTTCTGATCTGCGAGAACCGAAACGACTCAGTGCGGGGCATCTCGCGCATCTATGCCAACGGCAACGTACTCTATGAACGTGATCCAGTCACGCTCACTGGCACTAATCCTGGCATCGAGGGCAGCGCAAGCGGCCCATTCAGGGCTGATCTGCTCTTCGCGAGGCGGCTGCAAATCCTTCTCGGCCATGAAACGCAGACAGAACGTTGCCCATGGTATGCAACCAGCGGTGATGACGATGACTATCCTGGCTATCGGGGCTCTGTGACCGTGTGGCTCGATGACGTTGATCTGACGCCTTCATACAATCAGATAGCCCAATATCAATTCGAGGTGGTCAATAATGACGGGTTAATCTCGCAGATAGTCACCGCAGAATGCGCGTATGCGGGCGTCTCAGCTGCGCAAATCACGAATGGTGCGCCTGCTGAGGGAGTGAATGGCTGGATTGTCGTAGGGCCGACACCGCCAAAAAACACCTTCGAAGCACTCTCAATCGTTGAGCCTTTTGACTGTGCGGAAGTAGACGGAAAGCTCAAGTTCATCTCGCAGCCGCAATCCTCGAGCGTGACCATCCCTGATGGCGATCTGGGCGCAGTCTCTACAGGTCGCGAGGAGCAGGCAGACAAGGCGATCAAGTTTGCACTCTCGAGCGAGCAGAGTCTGACCGAGGTGGCGCAGCGCGTCGAGATTACTTTCTTTGATCCTGACTTCCAGTATGAGGAAGCCACCGCTGGCTATGGTCTGCAATTCGGATCAGGTGCGGCAGTCAAGGAGATATTTCTGCCGATGGCATCAGATCGCAATCAGATGCGAAATAGGGCGAGCAGGTTATTGGCACGCACGCGGATGGAGACGGACTCGCTCAAGGTGGAACTGCCGCCGAAATATGTCAAATATCATCCGGGCGATGTGGTCACAGTGCCGGCACCCAACTCGCAGCTGCTTGATCTGCGCATCACCGGGATGGAGTTCATACCTGGCGATAAGGTCAAAGTGGAGGGCGTGCGCCAGTTGCGCGCGGCAGGTGTCGGGCCATCAGACGCGGATATAGTCACGCCAGGCGAGAGTGACGAAGTACCGCCACTTGACACTATCTTCATCCTCTCGAACGCACCGCCCCTCATAGACGATCACGACGGGTTTGATGGCATCTACTGGGCAGCAGGGCCGCGCAATGTGCCAACTACGACACCACCCGCCTCGTGGACCGGCGCTACGTTGTTTCGAAATGCTTGCGGGTCAGACGATACCAACAAGCAATATTATGCCGTCGCACTGACTCGCGCAGCAGCTGTGATTGGCAAAGCGCGCACTGTGCTGGCTGATGGAAGCGGCGTTGATGCCACGCATACGGTTGATGTTGACTTCCCATACGGCGCGGGCACGAACACCGTGCTCGGCATCCACAACGACGCATTCACGAAGATCACGCAGTCGAACCTTTGCATACTTGGCAAGGAGGTATTGCAGTTTCGTGACGTGACCGACGTGAGCGCGTCCTATTCGCTTGCAGCGGGCCGTGTCTGGCGATTGTCGCAACTGAAGCGTGGGTTGCGTGATACGACCACGATGACAGCCACGCACGCTATCAATGAAGGATTTGTGCTCTGGAATCCAGACAGCCTGATCCGAGTGCCGCTCGACATCATCGAACAGGACAATACATGGAACTTCAAGGCGCTCACGCTTCAGCAGCAGGAGACTGATGCTGATCCAATCGCGTTCGAATACGACCCTGACGATGGGCACATGACCCTTTGGGATACACCATAAATGGGCAAGCGCATCAAATCTACAGGCGTCATCCTCGACGCATCATCAATGGCGAGTGCGCCTGTCAGCCCGGCTGGTACTGTCGCGCTGCGCGCAAAGCCTGACGCTACGCAGTTTCAATACAGTGCAAATGGCGGGGCGTGGACTGACTTCGGCACAGGTGGCGGTAGTGGCACTGTGCGCCTCGATCAGGTGCTCGATCCGAACATCCCGCCGGAAGTGCCGCCAGTCAACAGAGTCAAGACATTCTCGATGACAGATCACTCGCTGGTGTTTGGCTTTGATGGAACACAGTCAGAGGAATGCTTTGTCATCGGAACTTCAGAGCCGGTCACGCCTGGGGCGGCTGGTTCTATTCTGCTCTTACGTGCCAGTGGCGCAACGACAGAGAAGAATCCTTTGAGGATTGAGACGCGAGGCGCCTTTGCCTTCACTGTTGCGGCAACTGGCAAGGTGGCGATGGGTGCAGAGACTGCCATTGATCACAGGCTCAACATCTATCAGATAAACACAGGCACAGATAACTCCGGTCTGATCTACGGCGGCTGCACCATGTTTGTGGGCAATACAGCCACATCAGTGAAGGCGGTGCAGTTTCAGCTGGACGATACGCAGGATACGGCATCGCTTCTATCAATGCAGACAATGGAACTGCAGATGTCGCGTACCGCAGGCGTGGCGAATACGAACGTCACCGCGACGACTCTCGTGTTCGACATCAATC